GAATACTACGAAAGGACAAAGAGATGAAGAAGAAACTGAGCCTGACCGAGAAGATCAGCCTGGCGGAGAACAATGCGGTGGATTTTATGCACGCCTGCGTGACCATTGCCCTGCACGACGAGTACGAGGTGGGTGTGCAGCGGCTGCGGAAGGTAAACCTGCGGCGGGACGCGATCAACGAGGAGATGCTGGAAGTGATGGCCCAGCCCCGGAAAAGCGGCCGGGAGCAGGCCGCAGCCGGGCAGGCCTGGCTGGTGAGCCTTTTGCCGGAAGGGGCGGAAACGGAGTTCCGGGTGCCGCTGGGCAAGGGCGCGGCCCGCAAGCAGAAGGAGCTGCAGATCCGCATGGCGGTGGACAACGCTGCCACGCTGGAGTGGCGGGTATACGCGGCGGCCTGCGCCGAGGTGCTGGGCTTTGGAGCCAAGCGCCTGAACGACTTACATAAAGCGGTGCTGGAAAACTTCCGGCAGCTTTCCGCCTGGGCCATAGAGGACGGCGTGGACGTGGCGCTGGAGCGTTTTTGCCGCTGCGCCCGGGACGCCTACAAGACCGACGTGCAGGTGGAGGACATCCCGGACGCACAGGCGCTGCATCAGCAGCAGCGCCAGACCCGGCAGGCACTGGACGGGCTGGCAGAGCGGGCCTGGATGGTGGAGGCCAGCCGCAAGCGGGTGGGCTGCCTGCCGCTGGCCCCGGCGGAAGTGGAAAAGCGCATCCAGACCGTGCTGCAGGCCCCGGCCATGCCGGAGAGCTGGGAGAGGAGGCGGGCGAGATGACCCTGAAAGAAGCGATGGGCTACCGGGGCGAGAACGCCGACACCCTGGCGGAGAAGATCGGCATCCGTGCCGGAGAGGTGCGCAGATGGATGGGAGAGAACGGCATGCTGCGGATCTCGGGAGCGAGAATGCAGCAGCTGGCTGCCGCACTGGACGGCGGGGTGCTGATCACTGAAGACGGGGCGGAGTTTGAGTTGTACGGGAACGGAGGAAACAGATGAGCAAGGACAAATGCAGAATGAGCCGCAAGCACTTTTGCAAAAAAGGCGGCCGGAAAGCACGGCGTGCAGGTACAGGAGGTGCGGGACATGGTGCGTGAGGAGTGGGTGGACCCGCTCAAGCGCCTGCAGGAGAAGCGTGCGAGCGCAAAGCACCGGGCCTGGAAGCAGGAGGGCAAAGCCGTATGATGGTGTACAAATACCGCCTGCACGACCCGGACAGCGGGAAGGTGCTGTACGAGGGCACGGCGGCAGACCTGGCAGCGCAGGGCGTCGTGGTCTCTGAAAAGGTCCTGCCGACGCTGTGGCGGGACCAGCAGCGCCAGCACAAGCGCCGCGGCAAGCACCGGTGGAACATCACCCGGGAAAAGGTAGAAGTGGCTTGCAGCCGGAAAGCCTACAAGGTGCGGCTGAAGCCGAAAAAGACGGCGGCCGTGCAGGCAAAGCCGCCGAAACGGCCTGCAAAGCCGAAAGCTGCTGCGCTGCCGGTGCCGAAACCGGTGGCACCCAGAGCGCCCCGGGTGCGGCTGAAGAAGTACCTGACAGACCCGACCCCGCTGCAGCGGGACGTGCGGGAGCTGGAAGGCTACAACGCCAAGGCCCGGGAGCGTGGAAAGAAAGAGCTGAGCTATGGGTACTGGGCAGCAGAGGGAAAACCGGCTGCTCCGGCATGGTAAAGCCGGTATGCACGCCGGACTGCCCGGACCGGCACCCAGCCTGCAGCGACCGGTGCGAAAAATACCGGGCCTGGAAAGCCGAGGTACAGAAAGAAAAGACCTACACGAAGAGCCAGAACGATGCGGGAAAGATCAACCGGAACGACTTTGACGCGGAGTTCTGGATGGGCGGAAAGCACAAATAACGAGCCCCCGGCGGCGCTGGATGCGCGCGGCCGGGGGCTTTGGCGACGGCGGGAGCGTCAGGCCGAACGGGTGCTGCCAGAGGGAAAGCTCTGGCGGCAGGCGTTTGAACTGAACAAGCCATTCCTTTTTATAATAGGCGTCCGAGGCGGGCGCTTTGGGGGCTTGTATACCCGTTAATCTTGTGACTGTGTGGGCCACAGAAAAGAAACCAACACGAAAAGTTTACCGGACAGGGAGGGCACCGGGATGCGAAAAAGCTACATCCGGGAAAAAAGGACCCTTTGCGGGGACACATACCAGGCCGTGGGCATTTACCCCGTGACGGATCAGGAGCACCGCCAGCGGGGCAAGAAGCGCAAGGAAAGTGACCGGGGGCAGAAGAGCCGGAACAAAGCCGCCAGCCTGCGCCGCCGACAGCGCAAGGTGCTGGCCAATTTTGACCAGAACGGCTTTTACCTGACCGCTACATACGAGGACGCCTACCTGCCCGAGGACGAGGAAGGCTGCTGGCGGGACGCGAAGAACTATGCCCGGCGGGTGCAGCGGGCGGTGCGCAAGCGCTTTGGCGTGCGGGGAACGTGGCTGAAGTTGATGCTGTGGGCCGTGCGCAACGGCGAGGCCGGGCGGCTGCACATGCATGGCTTTGCCCAGTGCCCGGGGCTGAGTGAGGCAGAGCGGCGGGAGCTGCGGTATATGCTGGAGGATCTATGGCGGCGGCGTGTCCCCGGCACACGGGAGTTTGAGCCCATGGGCACCATGAACGCAGACCGGATCATCATGAAGAAGATCCTGGGCATTGACGGGCAGGGTACGAGCGGCACGGTGGGGTACATCTACGGCCACGGCTTCCGGCGGTGCCTGGAAACCAGCAACCTGACCCTGCCGGAGGAGCAGCCGGCAGCTGACACCAAGTGGAGCCGCCGCCAGCTGCGGGAGGCCTGCAGCGAACACGCGGAGGACCCGGCGTGGTGGGAAAAGCTGTTCCCGGGGTGGGAGTGCGTGAAGATCCAGATCTTTGACCCCGGCGGGCTGCACGAGAATGCCGAGCCCCGGCCGGAGGGCTGGGAAGCCACCGAACCGCAGGCTTATGTGATCCTGCGGCGGCGGGAGTTTGCGAAAGTTCGCACATGACAGACAAGAAATATTTATTTTGCGCGTAAAATAGGCGGTTTGTGCGGGGAATGTGTGAGATATCAGCCAAAAAACGGCAAAAAAAGCGGGAAAGGCGGCGGGCAGTGACCAAAAAGCAGCGGAAAGAGGTGCGCAGGGCGCTGCGGCAGTACGACGGGCGCGGCAAGTGGGCGGCGGTGCTGGACCGGGTGCGGGACTACTATGCCCGGACGGACCCTGCCTGCTGGGAGCTTTTGCGGATGCGCTACCTGGAGGGCATGCGGGAAGAGGACGTGATCCGAGCGCTGTACATCGGGCGGACGACCTACTACAGCAAGGAGCTGGAAGCGCTGAGCACGGTGGGGATCTATGCGGCGGCGGCAGGGCTGCTGGAGGCGGAATGACAGCTGCGGGAACGAAGAGAGATGGCTGAGCGCTGCGGCGCGCGGCCTTTTTGTACTGCAACGGCGACGACCGCAGCCTGCGGCTGAAGCAGGGAGGAGCTGTTGGGGCAGCGGCCAGCAGGATGCAAGGCCCGCCCAAGGGCCGCAGCAGACGCTGGGAGCTGAGGCTGGGGCAGTGTTCTGGCTTTTCAAAGCGCCGCAAGGCCGCTGCGGAAAAAACAGCAAACACAACCCGTGCTCCACTCCCCCCAAAATGTCCGGAGGTTTTTTGCGCGGCGGTTTGCGGTAGACTGGAACCATGAGCACAGAGGGAGGGCCTGGGATGGCACAGCGGAAATACTGCAAGAACACCGTGCCGGGCCGACAGGGGCGCGGGAAAAAGTACCCGGCCAAGGTACGGGCTGAGGTGGTGATGGCCATGATCAGCTCCAACTCCATCTGTGCAGTGGCCCGGAAGTACGGCGTGCCGGAGAGCACCATCCGCAGCTGGATGGCCGAGGAGGCCGGAAAGCCGGACGGGGTGTTTGCCGAGGCCAGGGCCCAGGCGGCGCGGGAGATCGCAGCCCGGGCGGCGCTGGGAGCCCGGGCCCAGGTGGGCTACCTGCAGCAGCGGGTGGCCGAGAACCAGCGGGCCAGCGAGATCTGCACAAAGCTGCGGGCAAAACTGGACGAGGATGCCCGAGCCCGGGACTTTGCGATCGGCGGGCTGCTCAAGAGCGAGGCGGAGAACCTGCAGGACGCGGCAGAAACCGGCCTTGTGGTGTACAGTGAGCCGGGCAGCTACGACCGGCGGCTGGAGGACGATGAGCGGAAGGAGCTGGAGGCCCAGCTGGAGCGGTACGAGGCGCTGGCCATGACCGACAAGGACGCGGCGAACGTGGCCACGGTGCTGCTGAACGCTGCGGCCAATGCGGCGGCGCTGGTGCCGCGGGACGAGGGCGGCAGCCAGAGCGCTGCCCCGGCGGTGCTGATGGAAGCAAAGGACGACGCAGAGCAGCAGGAGGTGGTGCTGGATGGCACGGCAGGAGATTAACGGCCGGCCCATCATCTGGCGGCCGCAGCCGAGGCAGGCGGCCTTTATGCGGCGCAGCGAGGACGAGGCCCTGTACGGCGGGGCGGCCGGCGGCGGCAAGAGCGACGCGCTGGTGATCGAGGCGCTGCGGCAGGTGGATGTGCCCAACTACCGGGCATTGATCCTGCGCAAGACCTTTCCCCAGCTGCGGGAGCTGATCGACAAGACCATGCAGTACTACAAGCCCGCATTTCCCAAGGCCCGGTACAATGCCAGCAACCACTGCTGGACCTTCCCCAGCGGGGCGAAGATCTATTTTGGCAGCATGTTCCGGGCCCAGGACAAATACAACTACCAGGGCCAGCAGTTTGATTTTATCGGGGTGGACGAGCTGACCCACTTCACCTGGGAAGAGTACAGCTACCTGATGAGCCGCAACCGCCCCAGCGGGCCGGGTACACAGGTGTACATCCGGGCCACGGCCAACCCCGGCGGCATCGGCCACGGGTGGGTGAAGGCCCGGTTCATCACGCCGGCACCCCCGGGCACCCGGATGGTGCAGCTGGTGGACGTGAAGAAGCCGGACGGCACCGTGGAAAAGCTGCGGCGCACGCGGGTGTTTATCCCCTCCACCATCTTTGACAACCCGGCACTGCTGAAAAATGACCCGGGGTATCTGAACAACCTGGCGTCCTTACCGGAGGCGGAGAAGCAGGCGCTGCTCTATGGCAGCTGGGACAGCTTCAGCGGCCAGGTGTTCACCGAGTGGCGCAACGACCCGGTCCACTACGAGGACCAGCGGTGGACCCACGTGATCAAGCCGTTCCGCATTCCGGCACACTGGAAAATCTGGCGCGGGTACGACTTTGGCTACTCGCGGCCCTTCTCGGTGGGGTGGTACGCAGCGGACGAAGAGGGCAGGCTGTACCGGATCAAGGAGCTGTACGGCTGCGACGGTACGCCGAACGAAGGCCTGAAGATCAACCCGGTGGAGCAGGCCCGGCACATAAGGGAAGCGGAAGAGAACGACCCGATGCTGAAAGGCCGGGTGATCCAGGGCGTGGCGGACCCGGCCATCTTCAACGAGAGCCAGGGCGAGAGCATTGCCCAGATGCAGGAAAAGCACCCGTACTACCTGGTATGGCAC